CACCTATTTATATTTATCTTACGTGGTTGATTTAGATTGTCTGTCCATAGAAGGAAACCACCCCCAGCGCCATCAGTAATGAAGTTAACACCTGTAATAAGATAATTTTCATCAAGTCCTAATTGATTACTTGTACTACCAAGCACCATAACAGTTGAACCTGTAATTTGATTGTACTCAAATATACCCTCAAACTCAACTCCAGTAACAAACCAATACAATACATTTGTAGCTTCATTTGCTACCGCTCCTATAGTTACAAGTGGCTGTGTTATTGTTACCCCTTGGTTTTCTATTATTTGCTTAACATCTGCAATCTTTAAGTTACCATAGGCATTCTGAACAGCCCCAATATTAGATCCTTCAGACGTGTCAATAGTTATATTAACAGCATCACGGTATTCACCATCTGGGAGCAACCTCTCATCGAGGTCTTTATTCATTCTCCCGGCAAGAAATGTTCTTTGTAGGTTAGCCATAATTACTTAATCCATTTATCCTTGCCTCTCATTGCCATTAATAAGCGGCCTGGGTGCATGTTGCTTAATCTGATCTTGGTATTTCTTAGGGCTGCTGTTTTTTCTTTCCTTACCCTATTAATAATATACTCTTGAATACCATACTTATTATTAAGTAGCGCCCACTTTAAGTAAGCGTAAATATATTCTTCTGCCAATTTATTTATAGAGATAGCACTAGTATCTCCATTTTCCATACCATCAGATATATACTCAAGTACAATATATGAGTTCTCAACACCTGATGTAAAGTCAATTACGCCAGCTGCTTTATTGATATAATACTTTGGATTGATATTAGCGTCTGCTGTATTTAATCCAAAATTCTGTGCGATCGGATATCCAAAATACCATTCGCCATCGTATTCCCATCCCCATTGATTGTAGTATGCTCCTGGACCAACATATAGTTTGTTCTCTTGTCTTAAGATATCTAGTCTTGATTCACCAACAACTACTTCTCCATTTGAGTCAAAAACAATCTGACCATTATTATCTTGAAGATATGCAGTAGCTGTAATGCTTTGTCTAGCTTCAGTAAGTGGGTATAATACACCACCTCTAAGCATTGATATTCTAACATAGTTAACGTAGTCAGGAGGTAATACCAATTTTAGCTGATCACCTAACTCAAACTCAAGAACCTTAATGTTTCTAAGTGCATCGTAGTTTATCTCTTGAATAGCTCTTTTAGCATGAAACAAAATGGTATACCTATCAACATTATTGATCAACTTATCATTTCCAACATAGTTTAATATGAAGTTGTTGACCATGTAGTCAAGAGTAACATACTGGTAAGATCCCCAGTTAGCATCTTCAGGGACATTACCATTATTGGTATAGTACTGATAATTAGTTATATATGCCATTATTGTTTCTGTTGAATGTCTTGAATTTCTTCTGATTTAGCAGCCTGTACAATATCTTGCTCTCTGATTGATACACCTGCATAGCTAAGAATCTTTATAACGAGATTAGCAAAATCATCCAAAGGTAGCTCAAAATCTTGGTATGTTGTTGAGTTTGGATTGAAGAATGGCTCGTTATTAATAATGGTATATGTCCACTGTGGATCCTTTGGAAATCTTAAGTACTGTATAGTAACGTTAGAGTTGATGGTTGTAGGATAGACCAATAAGCCATTCTCATCCATTGTATACACAGGGTATTTAACAGTAGGCGCTGTAAGGTTAGAGTTAACTAAGTTTAATATCTTTCTATGACTAACTTTTTCAATCTCAGTAGAGTTGTTATAAACAAGCTTATCTAAGAAATAGTAGTTAGGAGGAAAGTTAAACTTACTAGTAGAAGGATTATAAGTTGCAGAAGAAAACGTAGAAAAAGTATCAATTACTTCACCAATATTTTTTGGTATATCGGTGTATCCCTCTCCATGCATTCGAGCGTTCTGCTTATTGATTGCATTACTATAATTATAGACATACTGCTCAAAAATCTCAAGCTGTGCCTGCTTTGCAAAGAGATTGAATTCCAATGGCGTAATAAAGCCACGATTCTCTTTACTGATTATAGATAGGACGGTATTTCTTACGTCATTGATCATTTGACTGCTTTTGTACAAAGATAAATAAAAAAAGGCACTCCATATGAAGTGCCCTTTCTAGTAGTAGTTTGATAGTGATTAAGCTACAGCAATACCACTTACTGCTTGTGGAACAGTGATTGCATAAACTGGATTAGTCCAAGATGTTTGCAATGCGTTAGCAACTCCATTTTGGATTGCGTCACGCATACTGAATGCAACTTGAGCAGCATGAGTTAATGTAACAACTTTACCACCTGCATAAGTAATAACAGTTGTAGTTGCAGTTGCAGAAGCAGCGTCAATAAGAACGATATTAGTTGCTGCAACTAATTGATTACCTTCACTAGTAACCGGGATAGATAAAAACTTTTCCATTTTGTAAAAATTAATGGGTTAAACAATGCTCAAAGTTAAGCATTTTCAGAGAACTTATCTTCTAGGTATTTATATAGCTCTAATCCTTCATCAGATTGTAGATAAGAAGCCAATGCATGGATATGATCATGACCAAACGGAACGGTCATTAGACGCTTCTTATTATCCTTGAAGTTATAGTGTATGTCTTTGTTGCCTCTAAATGTGAGGTATCCTGACGTAAATGCACGAGATGCGAAGTTGTTTATCTTAAGCATTGGATCAGATGCAGCCTCCATGAAGTCTTGAGGATATCTCTTAGCGAATAACATCATATCTCTCTTGATCTCAGCAGAGCTCATTAAATCAACATTTCCACTTAATACCAATCTTGCAATTGCTTCTAATGTGTTAATGTCTTTGTCTGCTAAATCACGAGCCAACAATAATGCATCAATTTCAGAAAATAGCTCTTGAACATCTTCTTGTGCATCACGCTCAGCATCAAACTCATAAAACTCAGTACCATTACCTGGGTGATAATGTAAGAATTCTTGAAGAACAGGATTGTTTTTTGGAACCATTAAGACACCATCCTCAAATACAATTGGTTCTACAATTGCGTTTTGATCTTGTTCGTCTTGAAATGGTGAATTTGAATTTCGCGCGTAGCGAAGTGGGTGGTTAGTATTAGTCTCCTCATTATAATAAAGAAGACGTTTACGTGGTGTGTCTTTGTGTGCGATGTAATAGCTCAATGGAGCTTGGTTCATCTTTAATAAGTAGGTGCGATCTTTCGCCTCTAGTTTTACTCTTTCCATTTGATATAATTTAAATTATTAAAAAAATAGAGAGGGGCCGAAACCCCTCTCGTATTATTGGTATTCTTATCCTTTGAAGATGAAGAAGTTGTTAGCACCCATTGTACAAAGCGCACGCTCTGACAAGAAGTTTACTTCCATAGCATCAAGGTCGCTAGTTTGTGCACCACCAGCAGAACCAGTCATCCAAGTTTTGTAACGACGGTTTTCAGCCTCAGAAGCACGGTAACGAACGTGAAGGAAAGGACGCTTAGCATTCTTACCAAGTACTTGATCGTAAACAGTCATTGTACCAGCAGGAACCAAAACACCATTGATAGCACCACCAACAAGGCCACCACGAAGAGTTGCGTCGTTAAGGTATTTCCAATCAGTCTTGTAGAACTCATAACCACGACGGAATCCAGAGAAACCAAGGTTAAGAGCCATTTGCTCGTTGTTGTCAAACAATCCGTAAGAAGTACCACCAGCACCGTAAGAGTTTTGAGCAGCCAACATATCGTCGATGTCAAAAGAGAACTGACGGTTTAAGAACAATACGTTCTCAGCGATAGCACCTTGCTTATCCAAACGTTGTACGATTGTATCGAAGTCACCTAAAGAAGATGGGTTACCACCTGCCCAAACGTTACCACGATCTTCAATAGCAGCAAACATACCTTGAGTACCAGCAGCAGTTGAACCAGCAGTTGAACCTGGAGCAGCAGCAGAAGATGGAGAAAGGTAAGCTAATGCATCAGAACCAGCTTCAGCTTTAACACCTTCAACCATTGACATTTCAAGATAGTCTTCGTAACGTAAACGAGTTTCGTGCTCAGACTTCATATACCAGTAGTATCCAGTAGCACCATTTTCAGTTGTTACTTCAACCCAACCAATTTGAGCCATGTCAGAACCAGCAACAGTGTACTTGTCTTTGATGATAATTGGTTTGTTGTCGAAGAATAAAGATTCAGACTCTAAAGAACCATTCATTCCGTTAGTACCTTTACCAAATTCAGAACCGTAAACAAATGCAGTTACAAGCTCAGTTGTAATTGTAAAAGGTGAACCTGAAGCATTATAGAACTTAACTGTGAAAGTTGAACCATCAGAAGCAACTGCACTAACGACAGCTTTAGCTGAGTTAGCAGCGATTGTCTGAGAAGACAAGAATACAGTTTGGTTTACACGGAAGTTACATACTGTAGCTGCTGGCATGTTGAATGTAGCAGTATCAGAAGCAGCTGCTGATGCAGGAACAACGTTAGTATACTTTGTGTGAAGACGACCTTGTTCTGCCCATTTGATGAGGTCAGAGTTAGTAGGAAGCTCGGCACCAACCATACGCAAGAAAGATGCGATTGAACGGTTACCGTAGCGCTCGAATTCTTGCTCATATGTATCAGGAAGATACTGATTCAAGAAGTCGAAGTTAGTAATGTAGTTTGTAGGCAATGCTGCCTTTACAGAGCTCGGAGTCAATAATGGACCCGGAGATGCGTTTAATGTACCAGCCATTTTTTCTAGTTTTTAGGTTTTTGTTTAATAACTAATCTGTTACCGAAACCAGACTCTACGGCTCTTACTTGGAATGTTCCGTCAGTTTTGTTAGTCACTTGAGTGGCTTGACGAGTCATGTTAATATTTTTAGACTCTTTAGAAACTGTCTCAACAGCTTCTGTCATACCCTTCTCATAGAAGAACTTTGCAAACTTTTCGGGATTCGAAGCAATCGCTATTGCTCGATGGAACGTCTCAGCATCCTTTAAGTAGCCCTCTTCATTTATGAACTTATTTACAAAGTTACTTAGTGAAGACTGCTCGTTAAGAAGTGTCTTTGCATCTGCTGGTTTAAACGTTACTGCCTTATCCTCATCAATTTTAAATTTGAAACCTTCAAACTTATCAGAAAATAATTCATTCGTCTTCTCAGCGAAATACTTAGACCGCTTTTGTTGCTCCTCTTGCTCGCTAGTCGCGGTTTGTTTATATTGCTTATAAGATTCGTAATCTTCTTTTTCTTCTTGCGGAACAAAGGCTTCCCTTGACTCAAGCGGAACCTTGTACTGTTCTTTAAGTTTATTAAAGTAGTCACGAGCCTTAGTCAGCTCTTTTTTTCTCTCTAGCTTTATCTTTTTAATCTGCTTCTCATCATCAAAGTCCTCATCATATGAAAACTTAGACTCTAATTCGAACTTAACCTCATCAGCATCTAGCTCTGGGTTTTGCTCTTTAGCATATTGATAAAGTAAAGAATCTTCATCCATTGCGGTGTAATCGACATTCAACTTCATGAAGTCTTCAATACCACGCCCTGTTTCTCTTTTATATTTCAGAAACGCAGAGACATCTTCAGGTAGTTCTTCAGCTTGTTCACGCTCTTGAACTAATTCATCCAAAGATGTAATCTCTTTGTTCCATCTTTTACCAAGATATGAAAGAACTTTATTATCATCCAGATCTAGCTCTTGTACCTGATCTGTCTCTTGAGTTTGTTGCTCTTCTACAGGTTGCTGCTCTTGAGTTAAGTCAATCTTTACTGTATCTTGATCTCCAGTGTGATCTTCTAAACCCTCAAGAAGCTCTGCCTCTTTTTCAGCTACAGACTTCTCCTCGAAATCTACAGCTCTCACTTTAAATTCACTTTCCATTTAATTTAATTTTGAACAAAGTTAATAATTATTTATTTAGGCCCGAATGACTCTAAATCAAAGCCATCAAGGGAATCCTCTGTACTTTCAAAGTTTTTAGGAGGTAAGTTGTTTTGTCGTTGGTTGATAAGTTCAGACTGACGAGTGGCCTGTAGGTCAACTCGTTTGTCTTTAGCCTTTTCTTTTTCAGTCTCACGATCTTTCAATGTTTGCATCTGCATGCCATTAAGTTGCAAGTTGTATTGGAACTCAATTGCCATTAACTCTTTCTTGAGCTCTGCTTCTGCCTGCATCTTCTGAATTTCGCCCTGAACTTCCATCTGCTTGATCTGTGCCTTAGTTTGACCTTCCAATTGAATGATCTGTGCTTTGGCTTCAGCAGCTGCCTGAGAGGATTGGATGTTTGTTTGCATTTGCATTTGGAACTCCATCTCTTTCTCTTTCTGCTTTTGCTCCATACGCTTACGACGTTTCATCTTAAGCATCTCATTAGCAAGCTTAACATTATTGATCATACGGATGTCAATTGCATCCTCAAGGTCAATTGTCTGCTGCTGTAATGCGATCTGAATATTGCCCTCTAGTTGAGCCTTTTGCTCTTCATCTGGAGCAACCTCAATAAAGATACCAAAGTCATGCAGATATAGCTCGTTTACATCTTGTAGTATTGACAGATTGTACTTACCAATCTGCATAGCAAACTCTTCAGCAAAGTCAGAATACTCTAATATATCAGCAATACGTATAGAAACACATTCAGCTACACGTCTAGTTGTGATAATACCAGCGTCTAGAATATGTCGAGTAGCTGTATTTGAATTTAATGCAGCAAGCTTCTGAACACCAACTAATGCATCCGGATGTGGTGTAGATGCGTCTCGCACCTCATTTACACCTGTCACATCACGAATCATATTTAAGTAGTGGTTGTAGTTACCTATAAGTGCAGCCATTTTAGCTTGACCACTATTTGTATTAAGTTCCTGGATAGGAATACGAGCGTTGTTAAACTCACCCTCTGTGGTATAAGATCGGCCAATAACACTACCTGTTTGGAAGTATAAGTTAAGAGCGTCCTCAGGATTATAAGCTGCACCAGTACCTAGGTCAACCTCATTGATACCATCGGCATCGATGAATACACCGTCAGGTACAATTCGTGACATTACTTGCTGTAACTTTAAGTGAGTAAGTTGAATCTGATCAGCGAATGGAATCATACGTCGAACTAGCGACTCAATATTTCCTTTATAGTAACGTGGAGCGTAAGCAATGTAGTTTGGAAGTGCGCGTTGTGATGCAGACTTAGGGCGAACCATATTCTTCATCATCTCCCACTTTATCATTATGTTTGATCCACCAACAAGAACACCTTCATACCAAACGTCGCGAACTGCTTCAATTACTTCAAAGTATTCACCATTTGGAGCCATGAACGTATCTTCTTTACGAATAATTCGCTCACCACCATTATCAAGTATCTTCTTCTTCCAAACAAACTTCTTGTGTGTCTTGTAGTTAAAATACAACAATGTTACAACCTCATTTAAGAATGCATCGTCTTGGTAGTTTCTAACTACAGGGAAGTAGTCATACCATGCTGATCCAGCATTTTTAATTTCAGTAAGCTCCTCATCCGTTAAGTTTGGATTCATTTTTAGAAGCTCTGTATAATGTACTTGCTTAACCTCTCCAAAGTAGAAACAATCAGAGAAGTCATTCTTTTCAGTATAACTATGAATCCAGTTTGCTGGATCTACGTATTCAATTTTAACACCATCATTAATAAGGAACTCATGCTTAACAACACCAATACCTAAAGTGGCGACATCATAATAGTATAGACGAAGTATATCTTCATACTCGTTCATCTTCATTACAGTGTCAATTGCAATCTCTTCAGCAATTTCTACAGATGGTTTGTAGTTCATCTGCATATATAATGACAGCTCTTCATCGTTAGCAGGAAGTTCATCCGGGCTAACGTTAAACGCATCAATACCAAATTGCTCTTGTGTCAATGTAAGGAAATCCTTAGCAACCATATCAGCCTCGATCATATCCTGGAAGATGTTCTTCTTCTCAGCTGACATAACGTCTTGAGCTTCAGCTTTTACTGTATATGGCCTGTCAAGCATTCCGTTGACAACAACATCAACAAACTTAGGGATTATAGGAACAGGAGTCCAGTCAAGGTTAAGCATAGATATGTCACCATTGACGGCAAGCTCATCTTTATACTTCTGTACTGGTTGCTCTCCACGAGCATATAGTCTCAAACGGTGGAACTCACCCCACTGTTGATAAAATCTACTTGAGTTTGACTTCCTCTTAAACCATTCTCCTTCGATGGCTTTACCTACCTTTAGGCCATATTCATATGTAGCCTTAACCTCATCTGGAGCCATTTGGTCCGGAAAAGGTAGTGCAGAGATAACAACTGATGGTTTATCCATTATTCGATGATTTCGCTTCTAATGCCTGTATTCTTATATCTTACAAATTTAACACTTATTTTAGATTCCTGCTTGGGTGGTATAAATAGGTGTTTTCTTGATGCCATAATAGCAAGTCCTGAGCTAATCGAGGCATCATGTTTTGTTCTATTGTTAATATCAAATCTAGCCCAATCCTCTAAAGTTTTAGTAAAGTACATGTCACCCATAGTGTCTTTATCTCTATAGGTTCCTTCCTGATCTAAACCAACATACTCTTCTATGTAAGTGTTGATAGAGTTAGCGTGGGCGTGCTTTACGTCCTCAGATGAGTTAGGAATTCCACCTAGCTCAAGCTCTGTTTTTGATAGCTTTGATATGTGTTTGTCTGGTCTATTTAAAGAGAATGAGCGGTACCCTCTGTTCTTAAAGTGATACAATAATCGCTGCTTATTATTCTCTACAAGTATAGGCATACCATAAAAATGGCAAGCCATTAATACATCCTCAAAAAATATCTCAGCAGTCTGAGGACGAGCAATATACTCTAAAAAAAAGTGATTTGTTGGAGCATTTTCCATATGGAATGTAGTCAACCCATGTAACGCACCGGCAGATCCACCACCACCAACTACACCTGAAATGTCATAAGGGTCACATCCAAAAACACCGATATGCTCATTGCCTGGATGCTTTCTTCCGTTTTTCACAATCACTCTAT